CTCTGTCAGATTCTTATCATTCGAATACTCAAACTCTTTTTCCTCGATTGAAACACTCTTGGGAAGAATGATCAGAGCATCATATCCTCCACATTCCGGAATGGAAACAAAGGATTCTTTGTTATACCGCTTCCGAAGTTTTTCAAATGAATCTTCACCGGCAAGAGCAATCTTTTTCATGGTTTCCTTTTTGTTATAGGGAAGATACATTCCGATCACATTGGCCTTCTTTCGAAGAAGTTTCAGAGCTTTTTCCTGTTGAGTATCGCGATAGGCGTAATAACGACCGGCGTAAAACCCGCTCTTCTTTTGAGACAGATCGACTTTGTTTCCTTCAAAAATTGAAATTCCACTAGTTAGCTTCGAAGAGTTAGCGCTTTGTGATTCACCATCGGTAAGAATGATAACATTCAACTTATCGACTCGGTGCTTTTTCTGAAAATCATTACAGTGATGATTAGCAGACATGATCACTGCATTGAGTGGAGTGCCACCCAAGGATTCCATTTGAGATAAACAACATGAATAATCGGACCAGTTCTTGAGAGAATCATACTGATAAAACAACTGTTCAAAACCAATTTCGAAATCACCTTTAGACATTGAAGAACTCATGATATTATTCATCACAACGTCATTTAAATTGATCTCATATGCATCAGAAAATCTATCCTTTGGAAGATGAGCTTTCGAAGTATAAGAATAAACCTCGAAAGGAATTGATAGTTTCCTACAAAAGTATACTAGGTTCAAAGTCTGATCGATAACGCCTGATAAAACTTTATTCATCGAATAGGAATAATCGATGTAAAAGATCATGCCATGGTTCTTACCATCGGCGAGTCTGGTAACAGTATTGAAGATCTGATCATCATACCGATACTTGTGAAGATTGTTTACGTCAATCGTTCCGACACGCGCTTCTGAAGAACGAGAATAACGAAACGCAGCCTTACGCCGTTCGAACTCTCGAATCAGAACGCCGATCTTCTTTTTCACGTTTTTCTTATATTCAAGGTAACGGTTTTGAGAATCGGGTGACTTTCTCCAATGAGCCCAGTTCGTGGTTTGAATTCGATTTTCAATCAACTTTTTGTAAGAGTTGGTTGCTTTACGAACCGATGATTTTCTCGGAAAAAGCGTAGGAATATGTTCGCGAATCTTCCAATCGTCTGAAGCATCACAATCATAAGTTTCCGATACATTCTTTTCAAATTCTTTTTGAGTTTCAGAAACTGGGCCACCAGCACCAGAACTAGACGAAGATTCATCATCTTCTGAGGTTTGACCAACCGTTTCGGTATCACCGGAAGAATCAATTCCCTTTGAAGCGTCGCCCTGTTCATCAGACTCAGAATCACCGGAATCTCCGGATTCGGATTGTTCACCGGAATCTCCGGCCTGATCATCTTCATCCGAGGCAGACTGGGATTCACCGGATTCGGACTGTTCACCGGATTCGGACTGTTCGCCCGATTCACCGGAATCGGACTCGGACTGTTCATCCTCAGAATCTTGAGAGGAATTCTGATCAGAATTCGATTGATCCGAATCACGAATCTCTTCGAAGAGATCGATCACATCTTGAGTGGTTTCCGCGGCGTAACAACGGTTATAAAATTCAAGTTCTTCATCACTCATCGGAACATTCAGAAGAGCACCAAGTTTTGCATGAAGATTTAGACGATCAATAAAACCCAACTTTGAAAGATCCTTACCCTCAACTTTGAAAACATCATTCTCAAAAAGAATCTTATAAGCTGCGCGGAAAATCTTGGGAAGGCCGGGATACTTATCCTGAACCTTTCGTTCAATTCGAATGTCGTCGATTACGTTGAGAGCATCAGGAACACTTGCGATATTGTTTTCTTTGAAATACTGATCGATGAGAGGATAGTCATCAAAGATAGCGTGACCAACCTCATGAGCAATCAACATGTCATAAACTACCTTTCCGAAATCTTTCCAGAGAGGCAGTTTCATCACTCGGTTTTTCAGGTCAAAACAAGCGGTAGGAACATTGGCGTGAATCACCGTGATGTTTTCCCGAGACAACAAACGAGCAACGTTTGATTGTAATTGATAATCTAACAGTTTCATTATGGTTATAATCTAAGGGAGGTAATTGGAAATGTCAAATTTTATTTTCAACGTAAGTCGTTGATTGCCAATTGGCGTTAAAAAAAGTTGAAAATAATTTCGAAAATTGATCATTCCAAGACGCCAGTAATGGTTTCATGACCAACGATGACAGAACCGCCGGCTTCGCGAGAGATACCGACAACTGGAATTTCAAAAGCCTCTTCAACAGCAATCATATGAGAAATCTGTCCGCCGAATTCAACACGACTTTCGGTGACAAGACCCTTTACGGGAATATCGCCCAAGTAGTTGGCAGAAACGCGCTTACCTTCCAAATTCCAAACCCCAGCTTCCGGAAATGAACCGAAACCAATTAAATCATCTAGGATAACTTTCATACCTCTACTATAGAGGCCGATCTCTAAATGTCAAATTTTATTTTCAACGTAAGTCGTTGATAATCAACAGGCGCTAAAAAAAGTTGAAAAATTATGGTTTTATTTTCGAGAAATTACTGGATTTGATGAACTCAATTTTGGCTGGAAACTTACCTTCCAACAGATCTTGTTTGTGACTGATAATGAAAACATTTGAGTCCTTGGCCACACTGTATAGGATTTTGATCAGGTTATCAACTCCGTCCCCGTCCAGACTAGAATCAAATGTCTCATCGAGAATCAGAAGATTGGTATTTGCTGAATTTTTCAATCTTGCAATCTGCCTCCATGTAAAAAGAAGCGCCAGATCAATTCTCTGTTTTTCTCCTTCACTGAAGGACGAATATGTAAATTCATCGCGATGACGAGATTTGATCGTCTCATTAAAACTCTCATCGATATTGAAGAGAACAAAGAAATCTAAAATGCCCAAGTAATGGTTGATCAACTTATTCATGACCGGAAGATACTCGCGAATAATCTTGGTCTTAATTCCTGAATCTTTGAGGAGTTCTCCTACGGCATCATAGTATGATCGTTTTTCAAGTTGATCGGATTTATGTTCGAACATCTCATTAAGATCTTTTCGCTTTTCGGTAAGTTCGTTCTTCTCTTGTTCAATATGAGATGTATCGGTTTTTTCCAGAGATGTCTTTTCAATATCTTTCTCAAGATTTTGGACCATCTTTTCGTTCACTCTCATTTGGCTCACTAAACCATCCATGAGTTGTAAACCTTCATTTGTCTTTTGGATTTTCTCAGCAACTCTAGAAAGAGAATCTTCGATTTTCTCCAGACCTTCGTTGAGTTCCTTAGCTTTAGCTTTAGCTTCTGTTGTCCTTTGAGATTTGATATCTTCCCCAATAACCTGATGACATGTTGGACAATTGTCATTCTTTTCATAGAACTTAACATCCTTTACCAAAGAACTGATTTTATTTCGAATCTGACCATGGTAACTTTCAAGTTCCTTTTGATTACGAGTATTATCTTGATGAATTGACTGTAAAGAAGGAGCACTTTCATCATATCCTTTTTGAAGTTTGTTATTACGATCTCGAAGAAGTTGAATCTCTTGTTTCATTTCATCTATCTTCTTCTGATTTTTCGTCGCCTGTTGAAGATCAATTTCCTGAAGTTTTAAGATATGTTTTTCCTTTAACTCAATTTGTGACTTCAGAAGATCCAATTGATGATTCGTATCAGATATATCACTCTTTAAAGAAGAATAACGATCCTTTACCAGAACATTCATTCTTGTGAAGATGTTGATGTCCAGAAGATCTTCGATAACGCCTCGCCGAAGATTAGCCGGCAACTGCATAAAAGGAATGAAATTACCTGAACCCAGAACCACAACTTGATGAAAGGATTTGTGATTCAGATGAAGGATATTTTGTTCCAGAACCTTTTGATAATCTCGGGAATGAGATTCCTGATTGATCATCTTACCGTTACGATAGATCTCAAACACCACCGGTTTGATTCCTCGGACAATTCGATATTCTGTTTTGCCGATGGAGAACTCACAAGTAACCAGAAGTTTCTTTTGGTTTACCGAATTAACCAATTGTGGCTTGTTGATATTACGATGAGCCTTTCCAAAGAGAACAAAGGAAAGAGCATCCAACATCGTTGACTTACCCGCACCATTAGCACCAACTACCAGAGTGGCCGAATCGCGATTGAGTTCAATGGTTGTCGGAGTGTTTCCGGTTGACAGAAAATTTTGGTAAGAAAGAGTCTTAAACAGAATCATAATTAATAATACTATACACTATTTTGAGGTTTTGCAAGTCTTTTTTTGTCTCAATTTTAGACATATTCAGCACGAAGGTCAGGATACTTTGTGGATGTTTTTTGTTTTTCTCGAGCCAGACGAGCTAATATAT